GATCAAGCCGTTCCTGAGGGAGTGGCAGAAGGTGATCCGCAAGCGCATGAGCAAACAGGATCATGAATATGCCGCACAGAGTGAGATCCTGCGGCAGAAGAACATAGAAGAACTGAAGGCAAAGAATAATACTGTGGTCCTGAAAGGACTGGCAGAAGATCTGATGGAGGTAATCTGATGGAATTAATGGAATACACAAAAACTTATCAGGAATATAAACAGGAACTGGATGCAGTTCTCACCCGGACAGCAGAGGATTTTGTACAGATCGGCTATCTGCTCAAGGTAGCCAGAGACACAAATATATTGGCAGA